CGGCCGGCGGTATCACGACGCCTTTGAGGTGGTTCGGGAGCGCTTGGCCGATGGCGGGTTCCCGAGCGGATGGTGACTTGTCTCGCGCTCTTGCCTACAGATGAGATAGCGCGAGATTACAGGCAGGATTTGTGTATAACCTTGCCAGAGCAATCGATGACGATTGATTATACGATCAGCGCGACGGTAGCGATTGTGAGCGGCGGGGCGTCGCTTGCGATTCAGGCGGTGGCGGCGCCGTCGGTGCTGCCGATGGTGGCATTGACTATTACAACGTTGTCGATGGTGATCGGTGGCGCCATCGCGTACGGGATGATGAAGAAAAGCACGATCATGCTCGAGAAGGATCTCCGGCACTTGTCGGGGCAAATGGTTGAGCTGATTAGTCGCACGGCGACCATTGAGGGCGAGCTTAAAGCTCGAAACCATCAACCGAGGTGATGCGCGATGCGTAATTTGATTTTGACGGCGGCGGTGCCGCTCCTGCTTGGGCCGCTGACGTTTGTCGTCATGCAGCAGCTGAAGATTCTGAGCACGATGGTGGACACGTTGCCGGTTACGGCGAAGCGGTTTGCGGTGGCGGCGATTGCGGTGCTGCTGACGGTCGTGTCAAAGGCGTCGGGGGTGGAGCTGGCGTGTGATGCGAACGCGGTTGAATCTTGCCTGTCAACCTTGGATCAGGACGCGGTGCGGGCGGCCTTGGCGACTGGCGTGGCGTTCTTGCTGCACGTCGGGCGCAAGAAAACGACGCTCGATGCGTAAGTTTGGGGCGCTGCCGGTCCCGGTGGCGGTCGATCGTCGGCTTGAGGTGTTGGCGCCGGCGTTCCGGCGGGCGATCGACGCGGTGCTCCGAGCGGTGCCGGAGGCGGTGATTGTGGAGACGATGCGCACGGACGCACGCCAGGCGTACCTGCACGGATTTGGGCGCGAGTACGACGACGGCCGCGGGATCGTGACACACTCCGAAACGGCGCTCGACACGTGGCACCATTACGGGCTCGCGGCGGATCTCGTGCATCGGGTAAGCCGATGGGGGGCACCGACGAGCTGGTGGCAGGTGCTCGGGGCGGCCGCTCGAGCGCAGGGGCTCGCGTGGGGCGGCGACTGGACGTTCAGGGACTACCCGCATATCCAGTGGGGGGCGCCGATGCGGCGGAGCCCATCGCCCTCCGCTGCGTCGCTCCTGGCGTCGGGCGGGCTGCCGGCAGTGTGGCGGGCGGTGAAGGCGGCCGACGTTGCTGTTGACACTGGCCGAGATGTGCATAGATTGTAAGGTATCGGTCGAGGCGATGCTCCTCCCGATGGTGTCCGCCTAGCATAGCAGAAGCGCAAGCGACTGCCGCAAAGCCCTCAGAGTGCGCTGGGGGCTTTGTGCTTTTTGGTATTTACTTTGGCGGCTGGTCGCGGTACTGTAGAAGCGAGATGACGGGAACACGCACTTGCCGTCATCTGGTCGGGCCTAGTTTCGCTCTCCCGACTGCGCTATGCGGACCCTGCGCGCACCAATCCTGAGCGTCCCGGATCGAGCGTTTCACACAAGTCTAGGCTCTGCCGCACTGCAACCTAGCCGGTCATCATGCTCGAAAGCCGCGCACCACGGCACCGTATCCCTGCCGACACGTACCCTCTGAGGGCGTCACTTGCACTGCCAGGCAAGGACGGGAAAGAGCGCGAGGGGTAATCAGTCCGCACAAGCTGGGCACACAGAGCCTTTGAGACATCCTTAAAAGCAGGGGATGACCGGGAATGTGCTGGCCTATTGCATTTTGTAGGTATATGCGGTATTCTAGGGTGTGCGCCAGACGCACCATTCTTTTCTCTAGGCGGAGATACGACGATGAACGAAATCAACGACCTGATTGCGAACGCCTCCGACGCGCAGCTCGCGCACTTGGCCCTGTTCTTTGCCGACTGGATGCAGACGCCGGATTGCGACGACGTGGTGCGGCACGCCGCGTTGCGGATCGTGCATGAAATCCGGTTCCGTGCGGTCGAAGATCGGCAGCAGGTGGCCGCATGACCGCCGATCGGGCGCTTGCGCAGCATCGGCTTGAAGTTATGGCGAATCGGTTAAAGCAGATTCAAAGCGGCACGACCGCTGCCGCGTTGCATCTTGAGTACATGCTCGCGTGGTGCGACGAGATGGTTGCGGCTCAAGAGTCGGTTACGAGCAATGAGGCACTTTTCAATGCGATGAGCGACACGCGGGCGGCCGTTATTGCGGCGCAGATTGATTTAGAGGACGCTCACCACGCGATTGAGACGGCGCAGCTGCGCGCTGCACACACTGTCCGGCTGGTGCCGGGCTTTACCACAGTTGGGAGGTAGCACACATGAAACACAGTGACAGCATCACGGCGATTGCGCCGGCGCTCGTGAAGGCGGGCGCCGCGCTTGGGCCGGTGGCGAAGGACGCGACCAACCCGGCGTTCCGGAACAAGTACGCGACGCTCGATGCCATTATGGAGCAGGTTCGGCCGGTGCTTGCGGCGCACGGGCTGTGCGTGGTGCAGGGCGTGACGCATCCGGAGACCGTGGACGGCCGCGTGATCGGGCTGTCGGTGGAGACGCGGCTGCTGCACCTCTCGGGCGAATGGGTGTCGACGGTGGTGACGCTGCCGGTGGAGAAGGCCACGGCGCAGGGCGCGGGATCTGCGATTAGCTACGGCCGCCGGTACGGGCTGAGCGCGATCCTCGGGTTGACCGCCGAGGACGACGACGGGAACGCGGCGAGCACTCGGCCGGCCGCGACGGCACCTGCTCGAGCGGCGGAGCCAGCGGCTGTTGCTGACGTGCCGGCGGGCAAGCGGATGCACGATCGCGTGCCGGGGACGCCGGTGTCAGCGATGTCGATTGCGAAGGCCGAGACGGTTGAGCTTAAGGGCAAGCGGCTGGTCGATATGGATTCGGAGCGGCTGGCGTCGGTGCGGGCGTGGGCGGTTGAGAAGGCGAACAATTATGTACTCGCGGCGTGTGACGCGATTTTGTCGGCGCGGGCGGCCGGCGGCGATGAGGACGAGGATAACGCGTTTGACGATGACCGGGTGCCGTTCTGATGCACTGCACGCGAAGACTGCCGTCACGTCACACGACGTGCGGCAGTGCCTTAAATCCAGCGGGGCGGTGCGAACGGTGTGATAGGCGGGCGGCCGGTGATTGCTGGGCATGCGGGGCGCAACGTACAAATAGCCGAGGGCGCGGGCTGCTATGCGCGGCGTGCGCTGCGGCGGAGGTGGTGGCCGCGCAGGCGCGATACGCGGCGCGGGAAGATGCTCGAGCGCGGCGGCGGGAGCGGGCGACGGTGGTGAACCAGCGGCCGGAGGTCAAGGCGCGGCGGGCACGGTTGCTGTACGCCTGGCGTCATGCGAAGCCGGAGCGACTTCGGGAGATGGCCGACAAAGCGCGGGCGCTGTATCGCTATCGGGTGCAGCATGCGACCGGCGCAAAGGCGTCACGGCGGGCCAATGAATCCTGACGCGGCGGCAACTCGCAAAGCGGGGCAGCAGCTGGCCGATGTGGCGCGCACGATGTGCGCCGACGACACGGTGCGGGCGCTCCAGTGGTTGTGGTGTCGGTGGCGATCGGTGCCGGATTCGTACGAACAATCTGTACGGGCGGCCGCTACGCTGATCTTGCTGGATGTGCTGAAGGATGCACGATAGCTATTGCAGTTTATATATATATGTAGTATTCTAGCGGACGCGGGCAGACACCTTACACACGGAGCACGGCTATGGAGCAGGTGCGGCATTTACTGGATGAGACCTACGAGCATGTGCCGTTGAGCCAGACGGCGGGGCGCTTTCCGGTGTTGTGCGGGCAGGTGGTCGGGATTGAGGCGGTGACGCGAATTTCGCGCCGGCCGATCTGCGCGGAGTGCCTGACGGCGGCGAATCTGCGCGATGCGGTGCGGTCATGAGCCCGGCACAGCTCGGGCTGCACTTGAAAGAGCGCGGACAGACGCAGGCGGAGGCGGCAGAGGATGTGCAAGCCTGGCGCGTGGCGTTTGTCGCCGCGGTGGTGAAGCTGCTGCGGTACAACCCCAACGCGCAGTTCACGAGCGAGGACGTGCTTGAGCGCGTCGGGTTGCCACGGCCGGATGGCGCGAGCAATGCCAATAACGCGGTCGGGGCGATGATGTCGGGGCTGGCCCGCCGCGGTGTGATCCGCAAGACGGCAAAGCGGCGGCCATCGATGCGGGCAAGCTCGCACGGTCGCGAGATTGCCGTGTGGTGCAAAGCGTGAGGACGGTTGATCAGATTCTGGCCGACTTCTTTCTGCATGAGGCGGCACCACGGCCGTTGCTTGAGCAACGGTTGCATGTGATGGCGGCGTACTTGCGGGATTACGAGCGTAGCTACGAGCTGTTGTCGCAGACGCTGCACCGTCGGACGCAGATGTTGCGCGAGGCCGAGTCGCAGGTGGTGGCGCTTGAGACGGACAACGAACGGCGTCGGGTGACAATGGCGCAGGACGCCGAGCTGGTGCTGGCCGTGCGGCACTGGCACACGGCATTAGGGACGACACACGAAGCGCAGTGCATGGCGGATCTGCGCGAAACGCTCACGATTTACACGATGAGGGTACGATGAACATGGACGACGGGCACTGGGACACGATGAACGATCGAGATGAGGATTGGCTTGAGCGTGACCAATATCAGCGCGCCGTCGATCGGCATCGGTTTGCCCAGGCGCAGGAAGATCGCGACACGGGATACGAGCTTGATCCGCTGCTGTTTGAATCGATGGACGTGATGCGAGAGGAAGCCGACGTATGAATAGCACTACGGACCCGATCCGCGAGTTGCGCCTGATTTATGCGCTGATTGTTAACGATAAGTATGCGGCCACCTTTCAAAGCGTCGCACAATATCGACGCGCTTTGTTGAAAAGCATAATCACGATGCGGAAGTCGCATGCTCGAGAGGAAATTTATGACCAGTCCTAACTATTTTGAGTATGTCGCCAGCAAGCGATTGGCACAGTCTCCTCAAGGGTTATCGGCATCGGCGGCCGACGCGGTAGCGCTGCCATTTTCGTTGTTTGACTGGCAATCGCACCTTGTGCGATGGGCGCTGCGCCGCGGCACGGCTGCGCTGTTTGCTGACACAGGGCTCGGTAAAACGGCTATGCAGGTGGCATGGGCCGATGCCGTGGCTCGCATTACGGGCGAACAGGTGCTGATTCTGGCGCCGTTGGCCGTGGCTGCGCAGACAGTGCGCGAAGCCGCTCGCATCGGCGTGACGGCTCGCGTAATCCGCGATATGACCGGCACGGGCGCCGACGACGCATCCCGTGTGGTCGTGTGCAATTACGACCGCATGGACCATCTCGACCCGTCTCAGTTCGTGGGCGTCGTGCTCGATGAGTCTAGCATTTTAAAAAACATGATGGGCAAGACGCGCATCCGGATCATCGACACGTTCCGGCAGCATCGGTGGAAGCTGGCCTGCACCGCCACGCCAAGCCCCAACGATTTTGATGAACTGGGCAACCATGCCGAGTTTGTCGGCGCCATGAATATGACGGACATGCTGGCGCGATTCTTTATTAACGATCTAAGCGATACGGGCACGTGGCGGCTCAAGAAGCACGCGGAAACTGCCTTCTGGTCGTGGTGCGCGTCGTGGAGCGTGGCGATCCGCACGCCGGCAGATCTGAGGCGGCCAAACGGCACGCCGTACGACGGCGCCCGCTACGTGCTGCCGCCGCTCTCCGTCCGCCACGAGATTGTGGGCGTCGATCACATGGCCCGCCAGTTGGACACGGGCGAGCTGTTCGCCGGCCAGTCGCTGTCCGCGACAGGGCTGCATCGAGAACTGCGTCTGACGGCGGCGGATCGTGCCGCCGCCGTGGCGCGCATCGTAAACGCGGAGCCGGGCGAGTCGTGGGTAATCTGGGTTCACACGACGTACGAAGCCGAAGCCGTGCGGGCACTGATGCCTGATGTAGTTGAAGTGCGCGGCGATCACACGCCGGAAGAGAAGGAACGGCGACTTCTCGACTTTTCGGAAGGACGTATCCGCGTGCTGCTTACCAAGCCGTCCATCGCCGGGTTCGGCATGAATTGGCAACATTGCGCCAGAATGATTTTTGCAGGGTTGTCTTACTCGTATGAAATGCTGTATCAGGCGCTTCGTCGGTCCTATCGGTTTGGACAGACGCGGGAAGTCATTGCCTATCTCGTGGCCGCTGAATCAGAGGGAGCTGTCCGCGATGCTCTTATCCAGAAAGAAACACAACATCAGGAGATGCAACGCCGTATGGTATCCTCAATGAAGCAAGAGCAGGGCGAGTCAGACGTGGTGCCGATGCTTGCGGAAGGCGGCCTAGGCGTTGTGGGCACGGGCGACCGATGGACACTCCACAACGACGACTGCGTGGCCGTGTGGCGGGCATTGCCGTCCGAGTCCATCGGCTTCTCGGTCTACTCGCCGCCGTTTGCGAATCTGTATACGTACAGCGACGACCCGCGTGATATGGGCAACGTTTCCGACGATGATGACTTCTTCCGGCACTTCGGCTATCTGCTTCCCGAACTGCACCGGACGACGATGACTGGCCGGCTGATGGCGGTTCACGTGTCGCAGCTGCCGTCCTTTAAGTGGAAGCACGGCGTCAGTGGGTTGCGCGACTTTCGCGGCGACGTGATTCGTGCCGCCGAAGCCGCAGGATGGACGTATCACTCCGAGGTCACGATCTGGAAGGATCCTGTGACCGAGATGCAGCGCACCAAGGCGCACGGGTTGCTGTACAAAACGATTCAGAATAACGCGACGTTCTCGAGGGTCGGGATGCCTGACTATCTTGTGGTGTTCCGCAAATGGGGGCCGGCTGAACAAACGCCAGTGACCCATACGCCGGCGGACTTCTCGCTGGATCTTTGGCAAAAGGTCGCGTCTCCGGTATGGTTTGACATTGACCAGACGCGGACGCTTAACGTGCGCCAGGCACGAGACAGCAAGGACGAGAAGCATTTGTGCCCGTTGCAGCTCGACGTGATTGAGCGCGCCATCCAGTTGTGGAGCAACCCCGGCGACTTGGTGGCATCGCCGTTTACGGGGATCGGGTCGGAAGGTGTCTGTGCGCTCAAGATGGGTCGGCGATTTATCGGCGCTGAACTTAAGCCATCGTATTGGGCGCACGCGTGCCGCAACCTAAAAGAAGCAACGTCGCAAAGTGACCTATTCGGGGTGACCGCCGCATGACTCCGCTCGAGCGGGTGCTTGCGTTAATGCTGCTGGTGTCGGCGGCGGCGGTGCTGTACTGGCGCACTTGGCGCATATTGCGCGAAGCGGAGCAGCGCGAAGCGGCACGGGTCGCGCACGAAACAACAAGGATGTACGAGACCTATTTCCGACGCATGGATACCGCCTGCACCGACGGCGAGACGTGCGACCTGTGCGGCGCCGTTTCTAAAGTGCGCGAGATGGTGGACCTGGCGGACGATGTGGTCCTGTTGTGCTTAGGATGCGCGCCGATGCTACGCCGAAAAGCAAGGGAGGTGACACATGACTGACGCGATGCCTGCGGAGCAGCTTGACGCGGCCGCCGATGGGGCGTTTTCTGGCAAGCTGGCCGACCCGGCAGACACGTTGACGAAACGCGGCGGAAAAGGGCATGTCGTGTACGAAGGGACGGCATACGACCGGATGGCGTGGACGCGCCGGTGTGCGGAGCGAGGGTATACACTGGCGGCTGGCGAAGGCGCGTTACTGCTGGCGGCGTTGATTGAAGCTGAACACAACATATCGGCGCTTGCTGCCGAGCTTGCCACCCTCACCCGCGAGCGGGATGCGCTGCGGGAAAACTGGTCTGGTCTGCTGATCGAACAAGCGAACTTGCTCAGACTGCGCGAGGAAGCAATTCAACAGCGCGACGAGGCGGTGCAGCGTCGGCGAGAGATTGACGACGAGGCGTTTGACTACGCTGAACAGGTAGAAGAACTCCGCGCACAGCGCGACGACGCGAGGCGGGATGCGGCGGAAGTGCGCGAGTTGCTGGCTATCGCGTTCCGCGAAGGGTGGAACTGCGGCGACTGGCGCGACGGCCACGACAACGTAACGGCGCGTGAGTACGACTGGACGCGCTCGGCAGTGAAGGCGAAGGCCGACGCCGCCCGCATCGCCACCACCCCCACCGAGGCCACGCCATGACGGACGCGAAGGAGGTGCCGATGTGTACGTGCGGCGACGATTGGCACGCGAACAATGCGGCGAACCACTCGCCAACGTGCCCCGTGATGGCAGCGTTTGCCACGCTCACCCGCGAGCGCGACGACGCGAGGCGGGATGGGGCGTCGCTCGCTGACAGCATTGAGGACTTCATTGGCGCACAGGGGACAGCCTACGAGCCGGACCAGTACCTCATGCTGTGCGGCGTGGTGCGGGACTACAACGATCGACTCGACGCCGCCCGCACCGCCGACGCTGGGACGCAGCCATGACATTGCCAGAACGCACTGCCATTGCCCTGCTGCTGCTGTCAGCCGTGGCCGCTGTGGCCCGCAGGACGCGCAGGCTGCTGAACGGGAAGCGGAGATGACTGACGCGCAGCTTCGCAAATACGTCCGCGTCCTCGCGCAACACGCGGAGACGATTGCCGTCCGGTGCCGAGCGGTTGAGGAGGCACTGACCAAGGGCGAGATGTTTGGCGTGCCGGTCGCGTCTCGGAAGATTCAGACGGCGGTGCGCGACATCGAAACGCGATTCATTCAAGCCGCCGCACTGATCGGGATTAAGTCATGACGCAACATCGAGACCGGAATTACGCGACGCGGCATAACCCACCGGTGTACTCCGTCGATGAGCTGATTGACCCGGTGGTCGCGTGTGTGGTCGCTTCGCCTGGGCAGACGATGCCGCAAATCGTGCAGGCGTTTGCCCATGTGCCGATTCGCACGATATATCGCGTAATTCAGGCCGCCGTGGCGCAAAAACTCGTGCGCCGTATGCCGCGGCGCGGGTCACTGCTATCCATTGTGGTGCCGTACGGCGCGGTCAACTCAAAAACGTTGGGACCGGTCACGAGCAAGGACGGGCACGCGCCGGCCGTGTGGGTCAATCCAATCCGTGCTCGGGCCCTCGGGCTACCGGTGGCGACCGTCGTGCGCGATCAGCCGCCGCCGGATTATGCACACCCCAAACAAGTACGCGCCGCAACGTTGCAACACACCACGGTGGCAACCGCTCACGAGGTATTAAAAAACCGATGACGCAAATCAAACTTACTGACCCGGCGCATCCGTTTGCGGAACGCGAGTCGCTTGTGCTGGACATCGAAACCGTACCGCTCGAGGCCGCACTGGCCGTGCCGTATCGGGCGGAGGACCGTGTGCCGCCAGCCAATTACAAGGATCAGGAAGCGATCTGGCGGTGGCGTGAAGCGGACGCCGCGAAGTGGGCCACCGAGCGCATAAAGGTGTGCAGCCTCAACCCGCGGCTTGGGCGTATTCTTTGTATTGGCACCACGCGGGGCGTCCTGATGGCGCAGACCCCGGTCGAGGAGGCGAACATTTTGGACGCCGCCTGGCGCGAGCTGCGGCACGCGGGTGGGCGGGTGGTGACGTGGAATGGCAGTTGGGATCTGCGCTTTATTGTGCTCCGATCGCTGGCGCTCGGCGTCATCGTGCCGCTCCCGCCGTCGATCGTGACCGGGTGGTTTAAGAGGTACAGCACGACGTATCACGTAGACTGCAAAGCGGTGCTGACGAACTGGGAGCCGCCGGTTAAGGGCGAGGGGCTGTCTGAGTGGGCGACCTTTCTCGGGCTGCCACCGAAAACGGCCGGCGTCACCGGGGCGGATATGTACGGGATGGCGCAGCGGCAAGAATGGACGGCCATCGCGGATTACTGCGCACAGGACGTGGCGACGACCGCCAGCATCTACGCGGCGATCCGGCCGGTGTTCGGGGTCTGATGCCGCGCCATCTTGAGTCCATTGAGCAACGGCTGTTCGTGCAACGCTTCCGGCTGGATCCGTCGACGCGGGATCTGCCGGCGTGCGCGATCCCGAACGGCGGCCGGCGGGGCGCTCGCGAGGCGGGCATCCTTAAGGCCGAAGGCGTCACGGCCGGCGCGCCCGACTGGGTACTGATGGTGCCGCGTGGTCCGTTCTGCGGGCTGGCGCTGGAGTTCAAGGCGCCGGTCGGTCCCGTCCGCGTCTCGCTGACGCAGCAGTCGTTCCTTACGCGACTTGCGCACCACGGGTGGTCGGTCCACATTGTACGCAATGCACACGACGCGTGGCAGCATGTGGCGGCATACCTCACACTTGATATAGCGTAGGGGCGTGTATGTACGATCCAGATTTATCGGTCGATGAGGTGGCCGCGTTGTGCGGTGTCACCAAAACGCGAGTCTATCAACGGCTCGCTGACGTTGAGCACCCGTTACCGTGCGTGAAACGGGCAATCGGTGCCGGATCGCGGACGGTGACGCGGGTGCCAATTAATGCGGCGTTAGCCTGGCGGGCGGAACGGCTCGAGCACGGGCAGGTGGTCGGGCCAGCGTCGCTTGAGTTGCTGGACCAATTGTTAACGCCACCGGTCGCGCCAGCGGCGACGCCGCCAAGTGTAGGACTTCCACGATTTACACCTTTCTAACACTCTGACCTGATCAGACGATGACACGAGATGTACTAGGCAATACGATTGCAGACCGGATCCGGATGGTACGCCGCGAGCGCAAGGACAGTCAGTCGAGCTTTGCGGCTAAGGTGCAAAGTCAGATTAAGCCGATGCGCGAGGTCACCAATATCCACATCTCGCGCTACGAGTGCGGGACGTGTACGCCGCCGCTCGAGATGATTCTCGCCATGGCGCAGGCGGGCGACGTGTCGGCGGGGTGGCTGGCGTTCGGGGATCTGTAAGTGCAGCGGCTACCAATCGGCAAGTTGAAATCAAATACGGCGATAATGGGGCCGATGTCTGAAACATTTGCCGCATTTATCCTGACCAATAAACGTCCGGATCGGGTGTACACCTATACGCATTTGCGTAATTCGGGATACACAGGGCGTGTGTTTTTTGTCGTGGACGACGGCGACCCGACCCTGGCTGAGTATTGCCGGAAGTACGGCGACGCGGTGTTGGTGTTTAACAAAGCGGCGGTCGCGGCGACGTTTGACCTTGCCGACACGTTTCATCAGCAGCTTGGCGCGGTGGTGTTTGCTCGGAATGCGGTGGCTGCGTTGGCAAAAGAGCGGCAAATCGACACGTATGTGATGCTGGATGACGATTACACACAGTTTCAGTACCGATTTGATCGAGAAGGCAACTACAAATACGCGCAAATACGATCGCTCGATCTTGTGTTTGCGGCGATGGTGAACTTTCACAGGCAAACCCCAGCCGTAACGGTCTGTATGGCGCAGGGGGGTGACTTTATCGGAGGGTCACAAAGTCAGTATGCGGCCGGCATGACGCTGACTAGAAAAGCAATGAACACGTTTTTCTGTCGCGCAGATCGGCCGTTTGCGTTTGTGGGCCGGATTAACGAGGACGTTAATACGTACGTCTCGCAAGGCGCTCGGGGCGTGTTACTGCTGACGACTAACGCCGTGGCGATTGTGCAAAAGCTGACGCAAAGCAATGCCGGCGGGATGTCTGACTTTTACCATCAGAACGGAACGTACGTTAAGTCGTTTTATACCATCATGATGGCGCCATCTTGCGTTAAAATTGCGACGATGGGCAACAAGAACAGGCGGTTACATCACTTGGTGCTGTGGCGGTACGCGGTGCCAAAGATCGTGGATGAGAAACACCGAAAGTTCACCGAGGTAGCGCAATAATGGCAAACCCACAGAACTTGCGGCCGGCGTGGAAGAAGGGGCAAACCGGCAACCCGAAGGGGCGCCCGAAGCTGCCGGATCTGCGCGAGGTGTTGGCGAAGGTGCTGGCCGATGAGCAAAACGGGATGACCGCGCTTGAAGCGACGCTTAAAGCGTTGCGGGCAAAGGCGATCCGCGGCGACATCCGGGCGGCCGAGGTGCTGCTAGATCGGGCGTTCGGCAAGTCGGTGCAGGTCGCGGACATTACGTCAGGCGGTGAGCCGATCCGCGTGGTGCCGCCGATCGCGTGGACTGACGACACGGGATGACGGAGCCGGAGGCCGTGACCGGCGCGGAGTCGGTCACGCTGCTGCGCCAGTATCGGCCGCTGTTTACGTCGCGGCCGGCGTGGCGGTATGCGTTCATCACCGGCGGCCGCGGCTCGGGCAAATCGTTTCACGTGGCACTCGCGCTGCTCAATCTGACGTACGAGCCGGGGCACGTGATCCTGTTCACGCGCTTTACGATGGTCGCGGCGGACGTGTCGATTATCCCAGAGTTTCGGGAAAAAATGGACCGGCTCGGGGTCACGGACGACTTTGAAATAACAAAGCGCGAGATCGTCAACCGCAAGACGGGCAGCCGGATCCTGTTTCGTGGCATTCAGACGTCGAGCGGCAACCAGACGGCCAAGCTTAAGTCCATTCAAGGCGTCACGACGTGGGTGCTGGACGAAGCCGAAGAGCTGGTGGACGAGCGGACCTTCGAGACGATCGACCTGAGCATCCGGCACAAGCATCTTCCAAACCGCGTCATCCTTGTGCTAAATCCGGCCAGTACCGAGCATTTTCTACATCGTATGTTTGTTGAGACCCGTCGGCCGGACACGCTGTACGTCCACACGACGTGGCACGACAACCGCGTGAACCTCTCCCAGTCTTTCATCGACCGGGCTCAACAGACCGAGCAGACGGCGCCGGAGCGGTATCGGCGCATATTCTTGGGCGAGTGGGGCACGGACACGGGCGGGCTGCTTTGGACGCGAGCCGATATTGACCGTGCTCGGCTGGCCGTGGGGGCGACCGCGTGGCATCGGGTGGTGGTGGCGATTGACCCGGCGGTGACGGCCAAGGCGACCAGCGACGAAACGGGCATTATCGTCTGCGCGGTCGACAAGGAAAAGCGCGGCTACGTGCTTGAGGATCTGTCGGGCCGATATTCCCCAAACGACTGGGCATCGGTGGCGCTGACGGCAGCGCGGAAGTACTCGGCGGCGATCGTGGCCGAGACTAATCAAGGCGGCGATATGGTCACGGCCGTTATTAAGTCGCTCGGCGATCGGGCGCACGGGGTACGTATTGTGGACGTGCGGGCGAGCCGTGGTAAGCTGGCACGGGCCGAGCCTATCTATAGTATGTATCAGGAAGGCCGCGTGTTTCACGTGGGGCCGTTTCCAGCGCTCGAGGCGCAGATGTTGCAATTTAACCCAGACGCCGCGGGCCAGTCGCCCGACCGCGTAGACGCACTGGTCTGGGGGCTGTCGGCGCTTATGCTCAAGCCATCAACGCCGTTCGTGGTGTAGGCGGATTCGGATTCAAGGGTTCGCTTGTAGGCGGTTGTGGCGCTTGACTCCCCACATTGCGCAGTTGCTTGCTCACACATACGATTCAGGCAGCGCGTGACGCGTCACGCTTTTGGTCCGCACTGGGGGGTTTAACTTGCCGGACAATAGCAGCACAAGCGACAGCCGGATCCGTCGCGTTTGGGATATTCTGCGCGGTCGCGTCGCCGTCGGTGCGGGATCGCGGGCAGTAATGATGCCGGGATACCCGAACATGCCTGGCGGCGCCGGTATGTCGCTCGTGCGGACGGCAAACCCGCAGGAATACAAGCCGGAAGGCGCGACCATCCGCGTCAAAGGGTTTAGCGGTCATCCGGTCGTCCACGCCTGCATCCGTGTCGTCGCTGATATTGTCGCCAGCGTCCCGCTCGTGGTGCTGACCGAGCGCGGCAACAGCGAGAGCCGCGTTGGCCCTGACCATCCGTTGCAGCGGCTGCTCGATTATCCGGGCCCACGGGTGACGGCGCGGCAGTTTCGTGCGCGGTATGCTGTCGATTTCATGGGGTACGGCAATAGCCTATTCCAAATCGAACGCAAAAACGGCGTCGGACTGCCGATCGGGCTGCGGCCGATTAACGCGGAGAGCTTGCAAACGGTGTGGGTTGATGAGGAAGGTGACCCGCGTCGATATGATTACGGGTCGTGGTCCGGGGTGGTCGTGCAGGTGCCGGTCGAGGACATCCTGCATTTCCGCGACCTTGATATGCCGAAGCCGTTTGTGCCGGACGTGTTTGGGTTCCCGCGGGGGGCAACGGCGATTGCGTCAATGGCGGCCGACATGGAGGCGACCAACTACGTGCGGCAGGTGGTCACCAATGACGGCACGCCGACGTTCGCGGTACTGCTGGCCGATGAAGCGACGCAGGATGACGCGACGGCGATGCAGGACCGCTATAAGGCGCGGGTCGTGGATCGCGGCAAGCGCGGCACGCCGGCGTTTTTCGGATCGGTGCGAGACATTAAGCCGCTTGGGTTTACGCTCTCCGACCTTGAGTTTCCTGACCTCCGCCGCGTGAGCCGCGAGGATATCTGCGCCGCGTATGGTGTGGACCCGCGTATGGTCGGGATTGCGTCGGCGACGTCGGATGCGGGGTTGTCCGGTGCGCAGTATGCCGAGGCACGGATGCGGCTGGTGCAGCACACGATCGAGCCGATGCTGTCGGCAGTTGAGGATGAGCTGAATCACTGGCTTGCGCCCGAGTTCGGCAACGTCTTCGTGGCGTACGATGTTGAAGTGTTGCGGGATCTCGTGGAAAACGACGACGAAACGAGCAAGCGCGTGCAAGCGGAGTTCGGGGCGTCTTTGCGTACGTTTGAGGAATCGCGTCGTGCGTTGAAGCTGCCGGCGGTGCCCGTCCCGACGGATGCACTCCAGATCACGGCGGGCAAGCAGCTTGTGCCGGCGGGGGTCGCGGTGATGGATCCCAGCGCCACCGCGTTGCCGGCGCCGGTCACGGATGTGGTGCCGCCGACGCCTGGCGGGGCGCTGGAAACCGAAGCCGAAGAGCCGGAAGATACGGTCGATGAGGCGCTTGAGGGGCTGGCCGACAGCCGCGCAAACGCGGCATATGTCGTGCGATCGTTTACCGAGAACGCAATGTCGGGCGAGCAGGTCGAGGCGCTCACCGAACTGCTGGAAATGGTGATGACGGCCGAGTTGCCGGCGGAAGCCGTGGTACAGGTCATCTTGGCGGCGTTCCCGCAGCTAAAGCCGGCGGCGGTGCAGCAGATGGTCGATGCATGCGTTGAGTTCGCGGTCAAGCCGCGGCTAAAGGATGACGATGAGGATGCGCCCGAATCGGAACTGCTCGAGGTCGCCGCTTCGGTGCCGTGGTGGGAGGAAAAGGAAGCGGCCGGTACGTTGCAGGACGATGCGCGGTGGCAGTACTGGAAACGGGCGATGGATGAGCTCGACGCCGAAGAGGGCGAGTATTATCGGGCGGCGCGCAACACGTTCGCAGCCAATGCGCAATCAGTCGATGCTCTTTTTGCGGCGTACGCGAAGGAAGCCGCAACCGCAACGGCAACACGGCAGCGCAAAATGCTGCGCGAGATTGACCGGCTGATCGCGACGAATTACGGCGCAAAAGGCGAGTATTATCGTGCGTGGAAGACGGCGTACGAGGGGCTTGTGTCGCAAACGTATATACAAGGCGCAAAGCAAGCGGCGGGGCTGAATTTCAACTTCTCGTTGCAGAGCCCGGAAGTGTTGCGGCGGATTGATACGCGGGTGTCACGGCTGGCCGAACTGATTGGAGAAGATACGGCACGGCAAGTGACGGCCGCGATTCGTGCGTCTGAGCTGTCGGGGTTCTCAATCGCGGAGACGGCGCGGCTCGTACAGCAGTCCGTGTACGGCGAGAACATGACGGACGTGCGAGCGACGCGGATTGCGCGCACGGAAGCGGCCGGCGCAATGTCGCAAGGGTCGTGGGATCAGGCGCGTGAACTTGGGATCTTTCAGAGCAAAGAGTGGGTCGCGTTTGAGGACGGCAAGACTCGTGAAACGCATTTAGCGTGCATGGGTCAAGGCCGTATTCCGATGGATGATGCCTTTTCAAACGGGTTGCAGTATCCGTTAGATCCGGCGGGCGACGCGGCCGAGGTCATTAACTGTCGCTGTCAACCGCTGTTTTACGATGAGCCGGTGCCAAATACATGACGCAAACACGCAATGCGGTGCAGTACCTGCACGCTGAGTGCGCGCTTGAGCTTCGCGCCGATACCGATCTCCCGCCGGGCATTGCCGGCCGCGTGTCCGGTGTCGCGCTGACGTATGAGACCGTGGACAGCTACCAGACTATGTTTGCCCGCGGATCGGCTGAACGCTCAATCTCGGCCAAGGTGCGGGCCCGCAAGCTGCCGCTCTTGATGGATCACAGTCGCACGGTGGGCAGCCACGTCGGCGTGGTGGCGTCGATGATCGACAGCGGCGACAGCCTCGTGATGACGGCCGATCTGTTTGACACGCCGGAAGGCCGCGCCGCACTGGATTACGTCAAGACGGTCATCCGTGCCGGTGCCTCGACGGGCTTCTCCATCGGCTTTATGCCAAAACGCATCGATATGGTGCCGGTCGATGGCAAGCTGGTGGAGCGCTTTCTTGAGATCGAGCTCCGCGAAGTCTCGCTGACGCCGATGCCGGCCGTGCCTGGCGCTGATGTGATGGGCGCACGGCAGGACCAGAGCGCGACGGTGAACGATGTAGCATTGTTGGAAACTGCGGCCGAAAATGCGCTGAGTGCGCTGCCAGCGGAACGGCGCCTTGCGGTCGTAGCACGTCATCAGCACCTCCCCTCTGCGCACCCGGTAGCGACGGCGACGAGCCGGCCGACTATTACTCCAGAGACAGCCGTGACGATGGCAACGATGGCCGCCCGCATGGCAGCGGTTCGTCGGTCGTTTGGGACGTGACATACGAAGGTTTAACCTCTTCTCTCCGAGATCATGAAAACGCCACTGATTAGCAAGAACCGTCAGGCGAACGAGCTGCGCGAGCAGGCGCACAAGATTCGTCATGACCTGATGGACCCGTCGCAGAGCTTTACCGCCGAGCAGGTGGAAAAGCAGACCGCCGATATTCGTGCGCTCGAAATGCGTGCGCAGACCGCGGCCGAGTTCACGCCGGACGCCGAAATCGATCGGCAGGGCGGAGACGCCGGCTTGGTGCGGATGGACGTCGGCAGCAAGGCCGAGCGGTCCGAGTTCCGCAGCATGGCGGACGCGCAGGGTGATGTGCGGTCGATGATCGCCAAGGCGTTCCCGTCGATGGGTAGCTACATCCGCGCCGCAACGCGTGGGCCGAACAACCCGCGTGAGGCGGAAGCACTGAAGGCCGTGGACGCGTTTACGCGTACGATCACGGGCTCGACGAACGGCGGCGAGTTCCTGCTCCCGCTGACGCAGGTGCCCGACATCTTCTCGGTGTCGAACCAGCAGCCGGGCCTGTTTCAGCTGGCGCGTCGCTACTCGGTGCCGGGCCGTTCGCTCCGCATCCCGTACCTCGTGCAGGATGAAGGCACGACGACGCTGAATCGTCCGATGGCCGGTAAGATTGCCAACGTGACGATCGTGGGCGAAGGCAGCACAAAGCCGGTGCGCGAGCCGACGTTTGGTCAGCGCCTGTTGACCATGTACAAGTACGCGGCGGTCACGCAGTTCGGCGATGAGTTGCTCGGTGACGACTTCACTGGCGAACTGCCGGCGGAAGTCACGACGGCGGTCGGCGGTCAGATCATCAACAAGCTGAACGAAGACATGACCATCGACGGCACCGGCTCGAGCGAGCCGTTGGGCGCGTTCAACACGAACAACACGGCGCTAATCAAGGTCACGCGTGCTGTGGCGTCGTCGTTTGGCGCGACGGACGCGTTCCGGATGTACCAGGCGCACACGCACGGGCCGAACTCGGTGTGGATGGTGACGCGGAATGCGATGGCGACGTTGTTCGCGTTGCAGACCACGAATAACACGATGGTGACGTGGATTGCAAACTTGCGCGACAAGCCGCAAATGCTGTTGCTCGGGCTGCCGGTGATCATCACCGATCTGCTCCCGGCGCTCGGCACTGAGGCCGATATCGCGCTTGTGAATCCGGACTTCTACGCGATGGGCCTCCGTCAGGCGCTGACCGTCGAAAGCTCTATTCACGTGGCGTTCATTCAGGACGTGACCACGTATCGGTTCGTGGCGCGTGGTGGCGGTATCCCGCTGCCGACGTCCACGTACGCGTACAAGGTGGACGGTGCGGGCGCAAAGGTGAACCCGCACTCGCCGTTCGTCGTGCTGGACGACGCGGTGACGCCGTAAACTGCATGATCTGGCCGGTGGGGGCTCCGCCCTGCCGGCCAGACTTGCGGGACATAGCAGCAGATTGAGGGCAAGGCGTGGCACTGCCGACGGTGGGCGATCTGAAGTCGTATTTGCGCATTGAAAGCGCGGCCGAGGACACGTTGCTTGCGGCGCTGATGCTGCGCGCTCGGGCGATGCTGGAGCAATGGATTGATGTGCCGATCACGGCCGAAGCGCAAACGGCACTGGATCGGGCAGAAGCGACGGCGGTTCCGGTGACGTCGTTGGTGTTTCCGCGGCGGCCGTTTACGGTGACGTCGGTGGTAGATGGCGATGGCCTGACCGTACCGGCGATCGATTACTACGTTGACGGCAAGACGGGCATTATCTACGGCAAGACGGACGTGTCGTTTCCGTATGGACCGTACACGATTACGGCGATGTGTGGACTGTCGCTGCGCAGCGATTATGCGCGGCTCGAGCCATTGCTGTCGGAATGCATTATTGATCTGGCGGCTGATCTGTATCAACGTCGCACGCCTGGCGCCGCGAGTGAAACGGCGGCCGGTACGACAGTGCAGTGGGACGCGTCGCGGGTGACGGTGGCGCGCATTATGAAAACGCTGAAGCTGCTGCGGCTCGGGGTAGCGCAGTGATTATGCCGGGCCTGTTGGATCGTCGGGTGTCGCTGTATCAGCGGCAAGACGGCGGCGCGGACGGGTTCCAGCGGCCGGTATATGTCAAATCGGGCGAATATTGGGGCCGAATTGACGACACGGCGGATCAGCAGACTATTCCGCTGGCGCCGCAAGCGCATGTAGAGAATAGGACGACGGCGGTGGCGACCGTGGCCGATTACGTTGAGGTGCCGAAGTTTGGCGTCCTCCGGATCGACGACGGTCCACTGTATTACGTGCGCGGTGTCTTTGTGCAGCGATCGTTACGGTGTCAGCGTGTGTCGCTTGAGGCGATTGACCCGGAGCAGGTGGCAACGTTTGCGCTGTATGAGGGTGTGAAAGTGCAGGACGGGACGCACTTGGTCGCGCCGGCATGATGGAGCGCGAAGTAATGCGGCAGGGGGTCGGATTGGATCGCCGGCGCGGGGCATGGTCGCCGACGGATCTGGCGCGGGTTGACGCGTTGCTTGAGCAGTATGGCGGCGCCGTCACACAGTATGTCGGGCTGCATGGCGAAGGATACACGGTAGAATGGCTAGATCGATTCGGGGCGTATGTGGTCGTACGCGGTCAGGATCTGTCGTCCACGCTTGGGCAGTTATCGGCGCAGTTGTCTGCGTTGCGACACGACACTTAGTAGAGGTCAATCATGGCAGTTTTGGCAGATCGCGTCCGCGAGACATCAACCACGACCGGTACCGGGACGTTCACGCTGGCCGGCGCGTTGCCGAGCTATCAGTCGTTCAATGCCACGTTTACGAACGGCGCGTTGGTGTACTACGTCATCCAGTCCGCGACGGATTACGAGATCGGGGTCGGGACGGTCGGCACGGGCACGCTGGCGCGCACGACGGTGCTGCGCAGCTCAAACGCTGGGGCGTTGGTGCCGTTTGCGGCCGGCCCGAAGGACGTGTTTGTAAGCTATGTGGCGGATCGTGCGGTTACGACGGTGGACGCGGCAACGCTGACGAACAAAACGATTGACGATTATACAAACTTTATCGGCGCTAATCAGCTGCACATTAAGGTCAAGGCGACGGCAACGCTGGCGCTCGGGACGGTGTGTAAGGCGGTAGGCTGGAACGCGGGCGAGAACGCGGTGGAAGTGGCGGCGGTGTCGTCCACGGCCGATATCGCGATTGGTGTAACCGATGCGGTCATTAGCATTGGCGATCTGGGCGAAATCATTAATACCGGGTATCTCGAGGGGATCAACACAAACGCGTTCGCGCCTGGCACGATCCTGTATCCCAATACATCTGGCGGGTTTACCGCGACGAAGCCGAGCAGCGGGACGTATCAAGCGGTCGCGTTTGTACTGCGTCAGAACGTGAGCAACGGAACGGTATTCGTTGAGTTTACGAACCCGCAGTCTGTTGAAGCGTCAACAAACACGGCGAACACGATCGTTTTGCGGGATGGGTCGGGCAATTTTGCGGCCGGCACCATGACGGGCAACGTCACCGGCAACGTGAGCGGATCGAGCGGGAGCACGACCGGTAACGCCAGCACGGCCACGGCGCTCCAGACGGCGCGCAACATCAACGGCGTGGCGTTCAACGGCACGGCAGATATCACCGTGACGGCAGCGGCTGGCACGTTGACGGGTACCACGTTGGCAAGCGGCGTGACAGCGAGCAGCCTGACGAGCGTGGGGACGTTGGGCACGTTGACGGTCAGCGGCAACGCCACGTTTGACACCAACACGCTGGTCATAAACGCATCAACAGATCGTGTTGGTCTTGGCACAGCAAGCCCTGTGACCAAAGTCCACGTTAATGACGGCACGAACCGTAACGTCCTTATCACTACTGACGCGACTCAGCTTGGGTCTGCGGGAATGGCGATAGGATCGTTTACGGACGCTGGCGTGGCTTATGCGCCACTGTCAATTATTGGCTCAACGATTCGGTTTGCCCCAGACATGACGCTTGATACCTCTGGCAATCTCGGCCTAGGCGTCACGCCAAGTACATGGGGGGCTGGCTACAAGGTTTTTGAGTTGGGCAGGATCGGAAGCGCCATTATGTCTACGGTTTCAACGGGGACTATCAACGTTCTCGGGAACGCTGTATTTAATGGCACAAATTATGTGTATGCCAACTCATCAAGCCCTGCTGCCAGATACTTGCTTGGCACTGGTTCTGGTCAGCATCAGTGGTTCACTGCCCCAAGCGGCACTGCCGGTAACGCCATCACCTTCACACAAGCGATGACGCTGGACGCGAGTGGGCGGTTGGGCATTGGGACGGCAAGCCCAAGTTTTGTGTTAGATGTCGCTGGCGGAGTGGCGCGGCTACAGCAGGGATTCCAAATACTTGATACGGACGGGTATTTTGCGTTCGCAAACAAGACCGTCGGGAATCCGGGCAACTACGGATTCTATTACAGCGGGACGACATCGAGTGTGCAGATTTGGACTGCAAACACTCAACGAGTTACGGTAGACGCCTCCGGCAACCTTGGTCTTGGCGTCACGCCGAGTGCGTGGATTGCTTCGGGAGGGTCGCGGGCATTTCAGTTTAGCACGGTTGGTGCGCTGTATCAGGGCGGCAGCGGCGGCGTTGAGCTTGCCCAGAACGCTTACGAGTCGGCGGTAAATACCTACCGCTATCTGATTTCGTTTAATGCGTCACGATACGAGCAGCAGTCAGGCCAGCACAAGTGGTTTACCGCTCCTTCCGGCACAGCAGGCGCAGCCATCACCTTCACGCAAGCGATGACGTTGGATGCGAGTGGGAATCTTGGCGTTGGCACGGCAAGTCCGTTGGCACGCTTGCACGTCGAAAGTGCTGAAGCGGGGATGTATCTAAATTCCACAACGACGACTAACGCTGCGTTTTCAATCTATCAAAACGCCGCAGGGCAGTTTATCACGGGGCGTGATTCGTCGGCTGGTAGCACGTCTGGCACGGCCTACGCCGCGTATCTGTGGTCGCTTGGTGCATACCCGATGGTGTTTGCTACAAACGGTGCCGAACGCGCCCGCATCACGTCAAGTGGATTGTTGCTTATTGGAGGAAAAACCAGCGGGACAGACAAGATTGAAGGCGTTGGTTTTGGTATCAATGGCAACGCTGGTGTGTCTGTATCAACGTCTGCCACAACGATTTTTACTGTCTCGCAAACAGTAACTGGCGCGATGTGCGTCGTATTTGGCGATAACGGTTCAAGCGGGTTTATGGATTTGTTGTTTTTTATGAGTGGCAATACGCCCGTAGTTGTTTCGTCGCAGACAATGTACGGGACACCTCCAGTACGCACTTACACCTTCTCAACAACGGCGTTGCGGTGTGCATTGGCAAGTGGAACACATACGCTCCGCACTGCTGCTTTTTCTCCGATTAACACATAAGAGGTACATTATGTCTCTCATTACGATCTCGACCGCTGTCATCAACTACACCGCTGGCACCACCGACTGCCAGTGCAGTGTCGCCGTAGATGTGCCCACGGTTGGCCCCACGTTCGTCGCGCAGCAGGTGTCGCTGTCCAGCGAAGACCTCGGCCCTGACTGGACCGACGACGATCTCTGCGCGGCGGTCGCTGCCGCGCTCAATGTCCTCGTGACCGATGTGTCGGTCGCTGTGTTCCCTGCCCCTGTTGAGGTCACCCCGTGAGTGAGTCGATGACGAACCCGAACGCTGAACCCGCCAGCTTGGCCGTCCGTGTCTTGTGCCGCCAGTTCGCGGAGCGGTTCACGATGGAGCGTGACCAGTTGGCGAAGATCGCGTTTGAGTCGGACGGGCGCGACATCGCAGCGTGGTCGTTCGATCCGTTTGCCGGGACGTTTAGCCCGATTGCTGCATCTGACACTTTTCCGGAGTAACTGAATATGGCAACGTTTAATAAGTTTGACCCGTTCGTCGAAGCGATCGCGGAAAAGGTCCACAACCTGGGCACCGACACGCTGAAGGTGATGCTGTCGAACGTGCTGCCGGTGGCGGCGAACGGGATCAAGACGGACATTACAGAGATCGCGGCCGGCAACGGATACACGGCAGGCGGCAATACGGCCACGCAATCGTCCTCGAGTCAGACCAGCGGCACGTACAAGCTCGTGCTGAACGATCCGGTCGCGTTTACGGCGACGGGCGGCTCAATTGCGACGTTTCGGTACGCGGTGCTCTATAACGACACGGCGGCGAGCAAGAATCTCATTGGCTGGTGGGATAACGGCACGGCGGTATCGCTGTCGGTTGGCGACTCGTTCACCGTAGACTTCGATCCGACCACTGGCGTCCTCACGCTCGTCTAAGCGCAACTAGACAGGAGTTCGCATGGCGGTATCGCAGTTTCTTTCTAAGTATCACACCATCGTCAATCCGACGATTACCCTCGCCTCGCTCGCTAACGCGGCGGGGCGTGTGTCGGCAATCATCGACAACACGGTAACTCGTGCGCCGATGGCGATGGTGTTCGTGCGAATCACGACGGGCGGCACGGCACCAACGGCCAACTCGCCCGTGCGTGTGTATTTGGTGCGGCACAGCAACGACGGGACGCTCGACCTTGCGGATAACGGGCTGGGTTCAGCGGATGCCGCACTGACGGTTGACCCGACATCGGCTGAGATTCTCGGGTCAATTATTGTGACAAACGCAACAAACGCAACGTATACCAAGACGTTCTTGGCGTATGATTTGCCACCTGACTACAACATCGCCGTCTGGAACAATACGGGACAGGCGCTGAACGCGACAGCGGGCAACTTTGCCGTGCAGGTACTCCCGATTACGATGGAAGCGCAGTAGTGCCGAGCGTGTTCCGTAACACAAACACGTCTGGCAGTGCGGCGAACCTCACGCAGTTGAACCTGACAACGGCGTACACGATTGCGTTTTGGGCGAAGGCACCCAATGGCGATCTCTTCGCGCATGGCTCAACTGCGGCGTTGAACAGAGCGGGATACGCCGTATGGTTTAATTCCGTCAGCATCAACGTGCGGCACTGCACGGCTACGGCAGCAACCACATATGCGGCGCTGTCTACTGGGTGGCATCAGAACAACGTGTGGCAACACTACGCGCTAGTGTGGCAAAACTCCGTCTTGCAGTGCTTTGTTGATGGGACGCTACGCAACCGTATTGCGGCTACCGTTGCGCCGACAACGAATGCCGCGTGTACGACAACGCTGACTCCTGCTATTCAGGGCGGGTTTGCACAAAATATCTTTGACTTACAGATCATTCCCAACGCTGCCGTGCCAGAGGCGGCAATCCGAAAACTGATGGACCCGAAGCAAAGCTTCCCGGCTACTCGTGCGCGGTGGTTTGGCCTTGGGTTCAACGGCGCTGTGTCAGGCGCGACACTGATAGACGAGTCTGGCAACGGCTCAAACTTGACATCTGTCAACAGTTGTTTTGTTGACGCCGAACCACCTTACCTCCCGACCCTCGGATAACATGGTCATCACGATCACCGCCTACGCCGTCGATCCCGTCGCCAACACGGTGGGCGTGAGCTACGGGTACAGCATCGACGACACGGTGCTGGATCAACCTATCCCGCGCTTGGGCGACATCACGCTGTCACAGACCGTCCCGCCGCTCAACCTGCCGGACTGGAGCGACGACGATCTGTGCAGTGCGCTGGACACGGCGCTTGGTCAGCCCGCAGGGACGTGTGTGATGGCGCAGCCCGCGCCGTAAGACGTGTCACGGCGCAGAGTCTCAGCCAGAGCCACTGGACCGTTTGGGCTTCAACGGTTCATTGGCATACGATCAGCAGGGGGAGGGACCGCGTATACGCTGGTTGCCTCCGCTGCGGCGTTTGTGCTGGCGGGGCAACCGGCGTCACTAGGCACGTCCAAACGCCTCACGGCTGACGCTGCATCGTTTGCGGTTGTAGGGCAAGCCGCAGGACTCGCAAAGACAACGCGGTTAAGCGCGGGCAATGGCGCGTTCTCGTTAACTGGGCAATCCGTTGACCTGCGAGCGGGCAAAACACTCGCAGGCGCGGTCGGCACATTTAGCGTCGTTGGTCAGCAGGCCACGTTGCGCGTGTCGCGTCAGGTGGTGGCGGCGGCGGGCGCGTTTACGCTGGCCGGCCAATCGGCCACGCTGAGAGCTGGCAAAACACTGACGGCCGCGCAGGGCGCCTTTACACTGGCGGGTCAGTCGGCCACGCTGCGATCGGCCCGGCGCCTGACCTCGGCTGTCGGATCATTTACGCTGACCGGTCAGCCGGCAACGCTGTTGGCTGGCAAGACGTTAATCGCGGCGGCCGGATCCTTTACGCTCACCGGCCAAGCGGCAACACTGCGTATTGCTCGCCGACTCGTGTCGTCGGTCGGTGCGTTTACGTTGACCGGACAACCGGCAACGCTCCGGAAGGTGACATCGCTCGATGCGGCGGCTCGAGCGTTTTCGCTGAGTGGGCAGGCCGCTGCGCTGACGGTTCAGCGGCGCATGGCTGGCGCGGTCGGATCGTTTGCACTGACTGGCCATCCGGCGGCACTGCGCAAGTCGCAATTCTTGCTTGGCAATGCCGGCGTGTTTACGCTGACCGGAGAGTCGGCGGCGCTTGCGCAAGCGTTCAGGATGCCAGGCGCGGTCGGCACATTTACGTTGACGGGTATGCCGGTCGTGTTTCCGGTCGCGGCGGCGGTGTCGGTCACGGCGGTCGCGAAGACGACCCCAAGGGTTCAAGTGGCGCTGTTTGCGACGGGATCGAGCGGCGATATATTGCGCGTCGTGAGCAGCAGCGTGGTAAGCACGCAGCGGGTGCATGCGGTAGCGGCGGTCATTCCTATTTAATCGGACGCGTATGCACAATCTGACGGCAGTTTCTGGCCTGGACGACCTCTTATACGACGTGACGTTGACGGATGCGAGCACGTCGGCACCGCTTGATGTGGCGGTCGCAGGCACGGTGTCGGTGAGCTTGTGTCGCCTGAATACGGTGACTCCGCTGGGCGGGACGGCGACGCAGGTACTCGGATGGCAAGGCGGAGGCCGGTGGACGGCGGTGCAGGACGATGCGGATATCCAGGCGGCGCTAACGGCGGGCGGGGTGGTCGTCGGGCAAAAGTTTGACCTAATTTTGACGATCGGAACGCTTGGCGTGCGGAAGCTGAGTACGTGTCAGCGCGTCGCCATTCTTGACCTTGTGCCTTAACGGGAGGCCTCACGATGCTTGGCGCGTTCCCGATGGCGGCAGTGCCGATGAGCAGTTTGACCGCGCAGCGGACGGTGCTCGGAGCTGCTGGCGCGTTTCTCTTGACTGGATACGCCGCGATTCTGACGTATTTGGATAACTTGCGACTGCGCGGGCGCGATCAGTCGGGCGGGCAGTTTACGGTACGCGACGAGTCAGAGGGGTACTGGTAATGCACACAGTCACGTACAAGCAGTTGCACATTGGCAACGCGTTTCTTGCTCGAGTCGCGATTGAGCAATACGACGCGGCGGTCAATCGGTACGTGCCGTGGCCGGCGGGCACGACGGTGACGGTGAGCTATTGCCGCAGCGCGGACGGGACGAACGCGATTGCCGGATTAAGCAATTTGTCGATGGCCGAGGTCGCGGGCGCGGCTGGCACGTATGCGCTGATTGTGCCGTCGTCGCTGCTGGACGCGTGCGCGCCATATGACAATCAGGTCATTTTTCAGGTCGTGCGCGCTGGATCGTCGCAAAACATGCAGGTCGTGACGCCGCTGCTCGTGATGGCGCAACGGTTTGCGCAATGAGCGTGTCGGTGACCGATAATAGCCGGCAGGCGGTCAGTCGGGCGGACGAGGCGGGGCGGCTCGGGCTGGCGGCGGCTGTGACGGTGCTGAAAAACGCGGTCGTGAAGCAGTTTGGCAGTAGCTACTATAAAGGGGGCGCGTTCCGGTCCACGCTGTTTGTGAAGCAGTCGGTGCGGTTCCTAACGCCGTACAAGACGCCGGACGGGTACGAGACGGTACTCGGCACCAAGTTGATTCAGGCGCTGTACTGGGAGCTCGGGCACCATAATACGTTCACGCGGAAGTACGAACGCGTGCGGATCTGGGAGCCGGCCGGATTGGCGAGCATGGGCGCGATGCGGGACGCGTATGCGCGGGTGGTGGCGCGGATCATGGGGGCGACCTGATGGCACAACCGAAGCCGCGATACGTGGTGCCTGGCAGCCTGAATAAGGCGCAGGCGACGAACTCCACGGTGCAGATTTACGCGACGATCCGGCAAGCGTTGCTTGATTACGTAACGCCGCAGGACGAAATGCTGCGCGAGATTGTGGGCGATCCGCCGCGGATTTATGTCCGATCGGCGCCAGACGGTGTCGTGTTTCCGTACATTACGCTGTTGCTGTCGCGGACCTCGCAGGCGGCGTATAACGGGTATCGTGAAACGGCACAGCTTGAGGTACAGGCAATCGGCCGGCCGGAGTCTCAATTACCGATGGTAGAAACGGCCGTGGATCTCGTGGATCAATGCCTTACGGCGTATACGAATCCGGCGTCGGGGCTGATCGTTGGGCGCTCAAGGACGCGGAGCACATTGCCGATGTTCTCGGATCCGGCCGAGTCGGCGGTTGTGGCGGTGCTGGCGCGGTACGAGTTGTACTTGTGGCCGTCAGTGTTGACGTCCCGCGTGTAGGTTTCCGGTGTATCCTTTATCCTTTGTGAGGCTTTGACATGACTGCTCCGCTAAGTGGCTACACCGCAACGCTGCCGGCCGATGTCGTGCTCGATAGCGGGCAACTGTACGTCGGCGCGACCGTGTTCGGCGCGTTTAACGGCGGGCTGAAGTTCGATCCCGGTGTTGAGTATCGCAATATCGAGTTCGACGGGAAGCGATCGCCGATTACGCTGCTGGACCGGAAAACGTCGTTCATGCCGACGGTGACTGGCACGGTGATTCAATTGTCTACGACGAACGTCGGACAGATTGAGCCCGGTGCTACGGTGTCGGTTGCCGGCGCGTGGACTGCATCGACGTCGTATCTTCCGAAAGACGCGGCCGGGTTCTTGGCGGCGGGCGACTACTTGACCGACGTGCGATGCGTGTGGCTGCGCGGCGGAGGAAACTTTGTGCAGGTCCGGTTTCCGTCGGCGCTTTGCACGAAGTATGACGTCACAAGCCAGGACGGCGCCGAAATCGCGATCGCGATCACGATTGAGGCGCGTTTAGACATGGGCGTGACGGGCGCGCAGATCGGAGACGCGCCGTACCGTATTGAGTACATCGCTGCGGTTTAATCTTTTCCAGTCACCGGACCTGATCCATGACGCTGATCGACCTTGATGCTTTGGTACAGCTGGACCGACTCCCGAAGGTGCGCCTTTTTGGGCGGGAACTGACGGTGCGGCCGATGACGGGCGCGAGCGCGCACCGGATGGCAACGGCACAGACGGACGACCCGAGCGGAAACGCGATGTTTGCCGTGCTGCTTGAGGTGATCGCACGGTCGGTGCCGGAACTGACGCCACAAGAGATTGAAACGCTCTCGGTCGATCAGGTGATGGCCGTGGTGCAGTTGACGCGGGGGCAGGTGTCGGACGTCGAAGCGATGCTGTCGGAGAAGGCGCAAGCCGACGCGGCGGGAAAATAGGCGGCGCGTCGTCCGGGGTCGCGGTGACCTGGACGGCTGCGCAGTATGTGGCACGAGTCATCGTGGATGTAGCGCGGGAGTCAGGGCAGACGGTGCGCGCAGTGGCGGCGGAATCGTTCGCGCTGACGTTATGGACATGGGGCGAGCTGTCGCAGATTCGGCGCGAGCGGCAGGTGGACCGGATGGGCGAGCGGACGGATTTGGCTGGGCTGGTGGCTGTCGCGTTTCACCAGCCGGCCGAGCTGCAAAAGGCCGAGTATCGGTATCTGTCGGCGGCTGGTACGTTGTCGCGGATGCTGGACACGACGCGGGACCGGATGGAGCAGCAGCGTGAGGCGGTAGCGCGTGCGCTCGCGGCGCAAAACACTACAGGCACGGGGTAGCGGTGGACGTTTTCGCGTTGACGATGCGGCTCAAGGAGGAAGGCGCGGCGCAAGTCAAAGCGTCCGTCGATCGGCTCGGGCAGTCGTTTGATGACTCGCAAGCAAAAGCAAAAGGATACGACCTGAGTTTAAAGTCGCTGAAGAGTGCGTTTAGCAGCCTAGCAACAGCGTTTGCGGCAAAGCAAGTGTTTCAAAAGCTTATTGACGAAACATCGACGGCACAGTTTGCGCAGGCGCAGTTAGCAGCGGCATTGAAAAGCACGGGCAACGTCGCCGGCCAGTCGGTTGCCGGGTTAAATGAGATGGCGGCCGCGCTGCAAGATACGACGGTGTTTGCGGATGATGCGGTGACGGCGTCGCAGTCGTTGTTGCTGACGTTTACGCAGGTCGGGAGCGATACTTTTCCACGAGCAACGCGGGCGATTGCCGACGTCGCGCAAGCGATGGGGACTGACCTTAAGTCGGCAACGATTCAAGTTGGGAAGGCGCTGAACGATCCCATTCAGGGCGTGAATGCACTAGCGCGATCTGGCATCCAGTTCACCGCCGCGCAAAAGCAGATGATCGCGACGATGGTGGAAACCAATCGGATCGCGGACGCGCAGCGCATCATTCTGCAAGAGCTCGAAACGCAGTTCGGTGGATCCGCAGAGGAAGCGGGCAAGACGCTTGGCGGCGCGATTGCGCGACTCAACAATGCGTTCGGCGATCTGTTTGAGGTATCAACCGGCGCCTCGGAGGGCGTGGTCGCCTCCATTGACTTCATTATTAAGGGGCTTAAAATACTCGACGGCGCGATCCGGTCCACGTCGCAGGCCATTCAGTTGGCCGGGTTGTATGCGGGGATCGCGTTCGCCAAGCTGACGGAGTTCTTCACGATGAAGCCGTCAGATTACAAGAGCTTTCTTAAGACGTTAGCACTGTATCAGGAAGAGCAGGAAAACGTCATCCTCGGATTGACGCGGGAAGAAACGGCAACGCGGAAGGTTGCGGCCGCAATTGATGCCACGACGAAGGAACTCAAGTCGCAGCTCGAACTGACGATTGAGCTTGCCGCGTTGCGTCCAATCACGTTTGCCGAGGTTGGCCGGTTGAACGTGGCCGAGGCGACGTTGGTGGATCGGCTGAAAGACAAAAACATGACGCTCGCGGCCGAAGTCGCGCTGCAGAAAGAGCTCAAGGTTATTCAGGAAGCGCGCAATAAAGCGACGGTGACGGGCACGGATCGTGAATTAAGCGCGATGATGCGGCGCATGGCTGCTCCTGCCGGCGCACCGATACAAGCGGTACGCGGCCCTGGGCAAGTCACGGCGATTGATCCGGGGACGATTGCGAAGGTGCGGGCGCAGATGGCGCAGGTCGCGGCGGAAGCGGAGCAAGCGGCGGCCGATATTACGGCACGGCTGCAGCAGAGCTTTGCGGGCGCGATTGTCGGCACGTTTGCGGACGCGTTGGCGGCAGGGTTTGAGGCGGCGATCGCGTCGGGCAAGATCAGCGAAGGATTTAAGGCGTTCGGCAGTGTGCTGCTGTCCGGACTCGGTGGGATGCTGCAGCAGTTTGGCACGGCGGCACTGCTGGCAAACAAGCTGATGATCAAGCTAATGGCGTCGATGGCGTCGATGAACCCGGCGACCGGTATTGCGGCATCGTTGGCGCTGATCGCGCTCGGTGGTGCGTTGAAGGGCGCGGCGCGGTCGGCGTTCGGCGGCGGTGGTGCGGGCGGCGTGGGCGGTGGCGGCGGTGGATACAGTGCGCCGGCGCTGGCGAGCACGATGACAATGCCGGCCGCGTTCTATGGGCCGACGGCTGCGGGATCAGCAAACACGATTGAGCGTATTAACCCGATCGCGGTCACGATCATTGGACCGAACGACCCGACGGCACAGCGACAGATGCAAGAGTTGATCCGGAACGCCGATCGACGAGGGAATGTCTAATGGCATCGATCACGTTTAACGACGGCACCAGCGCGACGCTGGATAACGGATTAACGGGCGTGGCGGCCGGCGTCGGCTCGCGCTTTGCGTCGTGGACGCCGTTTACGCGGCGCATCGGCGAGCGGGCGGTGACGCTAGCAACTGGGGCGTCGTTTGCCTTCACGTTTCGTATTGACTACGGCGCAACGTTTGAGTTGCGCGACCTGCCGAATACCACGCAGTCGGTCGCGTTGCGGCTTATCCGACATTTGCAGGGCGGCGGCACCTGCACGGTGACGACCGACGACGCGGCGGCGCGGGTGTACACGACGTGCGGGATTGATCCGGAGGGCGATGTGTCGCTGGCGTTTCAAGACGCGGCGTACCTGACGTACACGATGAGTCTGTCGCTGATCAATCTGAGCGGCGCCGATATGTTGTGCCAATACACTTAACACGTCACTAACCTATGCCGCAAACCGTTACCTATCGCCTGACGATTCGGAACGCATCGACGGTCGCGACGCCGAACCCGACGACGGATCTCTTGGTCGTGACGAGCGACGGCACGGCGGGCAATCCATATATCGCGTCGGCACCGCAGGGCGATGGGGTTGAGATTGACCCGCTGACCGGAACGACGCGGAGCGGGGCGTACGTGGTGGAGGTGGTGGACGCCAACACGGGCACGGACGCGACAGGCGTCATTCGCGTGCTGACCAACAAGCTCGAGGACGCGACGTTCCGTCAGCAGATGATTTCGCGCCGGGCGCTCATTGAAGTGCTGCGCGATGGCGTGGCGTCGTCGTTGGTTAACGGGTACGTCACGAGCGTGCGGCTGATTTCGCCGATGCGGTACGCGATCATGATCGGCGATTCGCGGCGGGTGGAGCGCACGCAAGCGATTTTTCAGGGCGCGACGCTGGGATCGTATACAACGCGGGGCACGATTACCGGCGGGCCGGTCACGGCGAACTTTGGCACGGTACGTGCTCGAGGCGGCTGGCAGTATCGGGTGAGCGTGAGCGGGAGCGATGTCGTGTTGTCGTTTGTGCGCGGGTACGAGGCGGCGCAGAACTCGCCGGTCGTCACCGATTGGACGCAGGTCAATCGCGAGTCGATTGCGGATCTAATCGAAGCGCGTCGGCAGGTAAACCCGTATGCGCTGGGCGGCGGCTCACAGTTTGTGACGAGCTACACGACGCCGGTGTACGATTTCGCAACAAGCGATTGGGTGGTCGGCGGCGGCATACAAGCGGTGATCGGCAGCACGGCGGAAAACGCGGTGGCGGTGCGAGCGTTGGTGTGCGGCTATTCGTCCATGCCGGCCAACGAGGCGCTTGGTGTTAGTACGTTGTATCTGTACTGGCCTAGTTGTCCGTACTCAACGGGTCAGGTCGTGTTCGTGTCGCTGACGACGTTTGAAGTGTCGGAGGAATGTCCGCTCTACATCGATGCACATCCGGTAGATATCGTCACGGCGATTTGGACAAATGCGCGAATCTTGTACGATCCGAGTGCAGCGTGGATTTCTGCCGTGCGCAGCCTGATCGGCGATACGGTGCGTCTGGCGCTCCGGTTTGGCAAGGCGCCGATGATTGATGAGTTTTTACCGTCGGCGATCTATGGGCCGTTTGGTGTCGCAGAGCGCACCAACAGCGCAGGGATGCTTGAGCTCGTGCCGACGCGGATCAAGACGACGACAGCGCCGACGCTGACGTTGACGGCGAATAGCTTGCGCGGCGCGGATGAGGTCGTGTTTGACGTCGATGAGAGCACGGCTGTGAGCGCGATCGCTCTTACGCAGCAGGTATTGTCGCCGACGTTCTACGTGGCGGCCAATCGCAACAATAGCGTGCAAAGCTCGCAGAATAGCGGGCCGGTCGGGGGCGTCACAACGCAAACAATCACGCAAACGGCGCAGTATATCGATGCGAGCCTCGCGGTATTTGCGGGCAAAACGCTGACGTATACGGTGCCTGGCATGATTCACACATCGGCCGACTTTGTGCCAAATACGCAAACGCAGCTTGACGCGATGGCAATTGGCACGTTTGACCGGTTCGGGCGCGGGTGCCCAAGTGCGGAGGTGGCCGTGATCGCGACGGATGCTGTCGCGGCGGCATTGGTCGGCGATGAGGTGTACCTTGAGGCGCCGCATTATCCGAACAAAGGATACCGGATCGGCGAGAGCACCGTTGGGGCGCGCATCATGCAGGTCGTGCGGCGCACGGAGACACCGAGCGGGCCCATGTTGCGGTTGCTGGATTCGGGGCTCGCGGCGCAGCCGGTGTCGCCGGCGGTCACGATCACGATTGCGCAGAGCCCGTCGGCGGCCAGTAGCATCGCACGATTTACGATCACGAACGCCGCCACCATCAACGCGACTGGCGTGTTGCAGGTGCGGGTTGAGCAGGCGACGGGGACGGTGACACCGGCTGGCAACGGGGCCGACTTTGCGTTGTACGCGGCAGGGCAAGTGCCGACGGGCGCGGTCGATCTTCCGCCGGTGGTGACGCCGGGTGTCGTGCAGTATGTGCGGGCGCGCACGGAACAGGCGGGGCGACGGCCGTCGGCGTGGTCGGCGTGGGCGTCGGTGACGTTGGCAAACCTGCCGGCGGTGTCGGGTCTGACGTCTTCAAACATACGGCAGACGGCCGCGACGATTTCGTGGACAAATACCTCAACGGCGCTGCCGCTGGCGATCTTCGCGTATCAGGGCGCGTCGGCACCGGCGAACTGGTCGCGGTTCCGAGTCGCGACGGTGCCGGCTGGCACGACCTCGACGATTGTGCGGGCGCTGTCAGGGCCGTCGGTGGCGTGGACGTTGGGCGTGGCGTACGAAAGCGCGCAGAGCATTGGGGCGGTGACGGCGGTGTCGTTGACGACAAACAGCACGCTGGATACGCCGTCGCGGCCGGCGGGGCTCGCGGTCATTCCCGGCGTTGATGACGCGACGTTGACGCAAGGCGTGGCGCTGGCGTTATGGGCGTCGGATCAAACGTTGGATATTCAGATTCAGCGCAGCACGGTGAGCGGCTCGGGATTTGCGACCATTGCGACGGTGGCAGGATCAACGCCGGTCTATGTCGATCAGCTGCCACGGAACGGCACGACCTACTATTACCGCATCGCGCATGTGCTGGGCGGGTTTACGACCTCAAGTTACACGCCGGAAGTGTCGGCAATCGCTCGCGGCGTGCCGCCCGGCGTGGAGCGGCCGGGGGCGGTGGCGCCGGTGGTGCAGGTGTCGACGTCGGAGGTGGGCACGACGGCGACGGTGACGTTGACGATTACGGATCCGCAATCGCGGGTGACATTGGTGCGCTTTCGCCAGCAAACAAACGGCGGCGGCTGGTCGGGCTATACGATCGATACAACGGTTCCGTATGCGTATTCGGCTACGATCCCGGCGTCGGGGTTCGTGCAGATTGAGTACGAGGTGCAGGGCTATGACGCCGCTGGCACCGCGTCGCAGGTGCTGGCAGGCGGGGTGGAGTCGTTTGACGCGGATTCATCGGCGTCCTTGGTGTCGGTGCTCGGGACGTTCACGGCCGCTGGCGCGTTCGATCTGGCGGTCAATGCGGATTCGGATACGCAGTCGATTCGTGTAGCGACCAGCACGATTAGTCAGCCGACCCTTGGGATGACACAGGTGGCGCCGACGATTAATCAGCGCAGCTATGTGACCAGCCTTGCGGGCCCGTTTTTGAGCGGCGCGACGGTGTATGTGTCGGTGTTGGCTTATACGGGATTGAGCGGCGGCGGCCTCGAGTCGGCGCTGTTTACGTATCAGTTCACGCGGGACAGCACGGCGGCGGTTTCGTTGACCGCACGGGCGCGGGTCACGTCTACGCTAGCGACGACGCAGGTGGTGCGGGTGGCTGTGGCGGATCCGTTGTCGGCGGTCGTGGCGGTGGCGTCAATTACCGGAGCAGCGGTGACGACGAATGGACCGCATAACCAGACGGGATCATTCACCGTGATTATTGCTGGTAATAGCAACCCGGCGTATAACGGCACATGGACGGCAATTTATGTGAGCCCGACGATTTTCAGCATTAGCACAAGTTCGACAACAGGGACGGGCGGGACGGCGGCACCGCAAAATTACGTGACGATCGCGTATAGCGTGACGGGACTGGCGACGCCGACGCAGGTCGGTGGGGCGGCGTTGCCGACGCCGGTCACGGTGACACCGCAAGTGACGCTAAGTGAAGCGGCGGGCACGTTCTACGACTTTGAGTTGACGCGGCCAGCCTCAACGCAGCCGCCTGGGCGCATTAATTTTACGGTCACGGCTACAAATCGATCGCCAGCGGCGCCAGCGGCATCGGTGGTGGCGCAAGATATCATCGGGCCAAGCTTGCAAGTGGTTACGACGCCGGGCGCCTCAAGCTATTCCTTGGTCATTACGTACACGGGCACGATTACCTACGTGCTGGATGGCGTCACGCAATCGGTGAGCGGGTGGACGTCGCCGTATACGGAAACGGTGACCCGCGGCGAGATCGGGGCGAATACGAAAGTGGCCGCGTTTTCGGTGTTGCGGGACAGCTCGACGACGTCGGAGTCAGTCAATATCCCGCCAAAAGATATTACGTCAGCGTCAATTATTATTGGCACGCAAAACGCCGATGACACGACGGAGACGTACGAGTTCGACTGGACGACCTCGGGGTTCCCAAGCGGCACGACGTACGATCTCAATTACCGCACGATTACAACCGCCGGCAACGTTGAGGAAGGATACTTTACCGGGCTGACGGTGACGAATCAGGACGTCGTGAGCGGCTTCAATATTGGGGCGTCTCCGACGTATCAGATGACCGTCTCAGCGGTGTTAAGTGGGTCGGTCTTGATGTCGCGAAGCCGTACGGGCACGTTCCTTACCTAAAGACACGAGGCGCACCAGATGCGTTTACATGTGTTGGGCATCCCACATACCGTTACACATCCTGACTGGTCGCATTGCGCATTTACGCAAAAGGTGCGTCGGTTTGCGCCGATGATGCGGCCGTATGGGTGGGAGGTACTTCACTACGGGGTGGACGGGTCGGTAACCGGCGCGACCGAGGACGTGGTGCTGATGGATCAGGACGAACACGCGGACCTGCTAGGGCATCCGTACCAGCATCATGAGCTGTACGGCGCGGACGCGGTGGACGGGTCGGCGCTGTATCGGCAATGGAATCTCTACGCACGGACGGAGTTGCAAGAGCGCGTTGTGCCCGGCGACCTGATCTTGCTTCCGTTCGGGCATGCGCACGCGGCGGCGGTGCGGGGGCTGCCGGTGTTGTCGGCCGGCGCGGGTGCGATCGAAAGCGGTATCGGGTATTACGAGACGTTGTTGCCCTGGCGGATCTGGGAAAGCTACGCAGCACGGCATGCGGCGATGGGGCGCGAGGGCCGGCACGGCGTCTCAATGGAGTCGGCACGGCTCGAGTTTGTCGTGCCAAATTACTACGCGGCAAACGAATGGCCGAGCACGGTGGGCGATCGATCGTCGGCGCCGGTTGTGTATATGGGCCGGTTGACGGAAGGGAAAGGGATCGCCACCGTATTTGAGGTGGCGCGTCGGCGGCCCGATGTGCGGTTTCAAATTATGGGGCAGGGGAATGCGTACGCCTGGGACGTGCCGGATAACGTGGAGATCCTTGGATCGATGGGATCGGAGCGGGCGGCCGTTTTGGGTGCAGCGCGGGCGATTATCGCACCGAGCCGCTATGTGGAGCCGTTTTGCGGGTCGGTGGTTGAGGCGCAGTTATGCGGCACGCCGGCGATTACGAGCGACTTTGGGGCGTTTGCGGAGACGGTGCAACACGGCATTACCGGGTTCCGGTGTCAGACGGTGACCCAGTTTACGGCGGCGGTGGATCGGGTGCTCGCGCTGGACCGGCCGGCGATTGCAAAGCGGGCGCGAAGACTCTATGCAATGGAGCGGGTCGGCCGGCTGTATCACGACGCCTTTGAGGTGGTTCGGGAGCGCTTGGCCGATGGCGGGTTCCCGAGCGGATGGTGACTTGTCTCGCGCTCTTGCCTACAGATGAGATAGCGCGAGATTACAGGCAGGATTTGTGT